TACCTTCATTAGACCAGCAGTTAGGCAGCGTAGCTTCTTTCTTAGGGTCGAACTTCTCCTTGTAGAAGATACGAGAAATGCCGGGCAGCATATCTACGATGATTGCGTTGAACTCGCCACGAATAACTTCGCCTACTTGGTCACCGTTGACTACCTTCTTAAAAGTGCCGTTGATATTAGCCTGTATGCGTCTGTTATTGACCGTGCGCTTTTCTTTTAGTTGAGTGCTAAGGCCAGTTACTCGAGGGGATGACTTCGCAACTTGAGTGTTGCTTGTAAATATTGATACGTTGTTAGACATGTTTATCTCCTATTTAGAAGTTGGTTTTCTTACTGAAATTATATACTTCTTGTTTGACTGCAATCCCATCGGGCATAGGTCTGGATTGTCCGATAGAAATTCTTTTAGGTTACCGTTGTGGATGCGCTTCTCTAGCAGATGAAAAGCATCGTTCTCTTGAATAAACTTGTACATAGATTCCCAATCGCTAGTCCAGTAGCTGGAGTAAACCCTGCGGCTAACAGTGCCTTCGGGTGTCTTGAGACTGTCCGCGTTCTGGTCGTTGCAAAGGGAAAGAAGTTTATCGGAGACTTGTTCTTGCTGCTCTTTGATGAGCTTTATCTCGTCTTCTTTTTCTTTAATTGCGTTGCGCATCTTTATGTAAATGGCAACTAGTTTATCGGCTGTTGGTTCGGCCATCGCCCTCCTCCTTTTAATAGTGGGAAGGCTAGTATAGACCTGTTATTTACATTGTCAAGAGTTAATGTTTAGTTCTTGGCGGTAAAGGTCAATAATTTTACTGTGGTTGGTTATATTGTTTTGGAGCATGGTGTACAGCTTTCTTTCCACGTCGCTGCCCTCAATATGTACCACGGTCATTGGGTTGTGTTGGCCCGGTCTGTCGATGCGGGCGTTGGCTTGCAGGTATGTCTCTACGCTAGTTACAGGGGCGTACCAAATAATGGTGTTAGCCGCTGTAAGCGTAAGACCGTGAGACGCTGCTTGGGGTTGGATAACTAAGACCCTAGGGTCAGGCTTTTCTTGAAAGTCTTTGATAATCTCGCTTCTTTTATTAAGAGAAACTTTACCCGAGATAATTGAGTTAGTTATTTTGTTTTTATTTAGGAAATTATGGAGCAGGTCTATGGTGTGCGTAAACGGAACGAACACTAGCACTTTGTGCGTAGACTCTTGAATTACCTCAAGAATAATTTTAAGGCGGTTGCTAACGTCAAACTCTAGTACTTCTTTCTCGTCGGTGTAGACTGCCCCACCAGAGATTTGCAAAAGTTTATTGAGCTGTGTCGCTGCGTTTACGGAGGTTACTTGCTCTCCGTCAGCCTCTAGCATCATCTGCTTCTTAAGTATTTCGTAGTACTGTGCTTGTTGTTTTGTTAGCGGGGCCTCACGTTCTACATAAGTAACGCTAGGCAAATCAAGACATTGGTCTTTCTCAAAACGTATGGCAGGTTGTAAAGCTTTATGCACCGTCTGGTCCGCATCAGATTTGGGGCGCCATATATACTGGGTAGCCTTGTACATTACCTTGTCTCGGAATTGCCCAAAGTAACGAGGGACGTTGTCGGGGGCTACCAATTTAGCTAGACCAAACGCATCAACTGGAGATTGCGCAGCGGGAGTACCAGTAAGCATCCACAGCCACTCTACGTTGTCGGCTATAGACTTCAGAGTTTTCCAACGGTTAGTCTGCGAGTTCTTGTAAGCACTGGCTTCATCCACCACGATCATGTCGAAGTTGGCTTGCTTAATATCTTCTTTGATAACCTCTACGCCGTCAAAGTTTATGATTACAAACTCGCACCCCTCGGCAAGAATCTTACGTCGAGTAGTAGACGAACCATGAGCTACAGAACAACTCCGGTGCATGGCGAACTTAAACAGGTCTTGCTGCCACGCAGATTTCATAATAGATAGAGGGCAAATAACCAAGACGCGCTTTATGAGGCCAAGCTTTATCAAGTAATCCGTAGCCCATATAACAGATGCGGTCTTACCAGTGCCTTGCTCGTTGAAGCAGAAAGCTTTCTTATTAAGAGTGAGGAAAGCCGCTGTTTCTTTCTGGTGCGCAAAAGGAGTTAACTTGCCTGTCCACGAGTAGTCTCTTTTTATCGGAGACGGTACGTCTTTGGCTTTCAGTTCCGTTAACACTTGCGCTTCTTTTAGTTGCCACTCAATAGCAACTTTGTATATGCCGTCTTTTTCGCTAATGATCTTATACTTGTCTACCTTCTCCGCAATGAGGTGAGGCTTCTTAGTCTTAAAAACAATTAGTTTATCTTCGATTATCTTCATGCTTTAGAGGTCTTCTTTTTCTTACGTTCGCGGTTGCTAGTCTCAGACACAAGGTTGCCCTTTGAGTCCCGCTTGAAAGAACGGTTGCGGCTTGCTGTCTCTACCTTAGTACCGTCAGAGTTCTTGCCGCCTTTGTCCATTGCTTTCTTATGTGCTACGTCCTTGCCGTCACCTTTGCTTACCTTACCTTCTCGTTCGGCTTTACGACGAGCAGCGTTGCGCTCAGCGCGTTTTTTCTTTTGCTCTTCAGTGCCTTGGTACTTAGCGTATTCAGCTTTGTAATCTCGTTTACTTTGGGTCATTTTGGGGGTCCTGAGTTTCAGTAAATTTATAGCCGTGGAGTTTAAAAAATAGAGCTAACCGTAAAATACCTTGCACAAAGTCATCTTTCTCATACTCCCCTTCAAAAAACAACAACATTCTTTGTGTGGGTGGCGGTACAGCTGCGGGCAATATTTCAGTTTTGCCATCTTTTCCGTGCCTCCAAGTCATCGGTAATGCTTGCATTTCATAACCCGCAGTATTTTCAAACTCTAGGGCAAATTTAGAACGGTACTTCGATTCATCTGAAGCGTTAAGGCGTAATTTCATGCTGAGTCCGTAGGTAGAATCATACCTCCAATTAAACTCTGCTTCGTCGTCAGTTATGTATTCTTCGATACTTAACGTAGGTTCGTTAACCATATTAGTTTCTCCTGTTGTGAGGACATTTAGTTACAGGGCAGTACGCGCATAGGGGGCCGCTTACTGCGTTCCAAACATTGGACTCCTCCGCTACAGCTAAACGATCTAAGTCCGGGTGGAAGCCTGCAAAGTAAGACTTAATGAACTCCCGATTATGTTCCTTGCGGATAAAGTCGTTACTAACTACATAGAGCAACGCGGACTTTATAGTTTGTACCTCGGGGAAATGTAGAAAGGTCGCTGCTGCTAAAGCGTCTAACTGCGCAGTATCCGCGTACCTCGCATTCTTGCCGGTCTTGTAGTCCACAAGGTAAGCTTTATCCCCGTTAACAATTACCAAGTCAGCAATGCCTCGCCACCAAACTTCTTTCTCTTTATCGAAAAACTTACAAGGGCTGTACTCTGTCCCGTCATAAGAAACACCAAACTTAAGCTCGCAGTGTTTGTCGCCCTCTATTTTATTCAACGCGTCTAAAGAGTTGAGGATGAAGTCAAACTTCTTAGGTATGGGTACTCCATCGCGTATGTATACCTCTGCAGCTTTATGAACTTCATTACCATAGCGCAGGGCTTGGGTAGAAACGTCTTTAACATCCTTGGCTATGCGTAAATGGTAATACTTCTTGGGGCACTGTTTAAACGTGCTGATGCTACTGTAAGACCAAGCTGTCATAGGAGACCCTTCTCTTTTAGTATTTCGTAGTTTGCTGCGTGAGCGTCTTCGATAGCTTGCTTGCTTTGCCCATAGTACGGTACGGCTAAGTGTTCGCTTACTAACGCAGCGTTGATTGACGTTTTATCACTCAGCATTATAACACCTAAGTACCTACCGAACTTACCCTTCTCTCTGGTAGTTAGGGTGTATGTTCCTCCGACGTGCAGCGCGTCCTCGACAAACTCCTTCGCCAAGAGTCCGGCAGCTTTCTCTTCTGCATCTCGTGTGCGGCACTCTGGAGTATCAATACCATAAAGACGTATGCGCTCACCGCAACGCCAAGTAGACCAACCCAAATCAACGTCAACATCCACGGTATCTCCA